GAACTTCAACCCAACCAATTTGAGAAGCATCAGATCCAGAGATCTCATAGTAATCTTTCATTATGATTGGTTTGTTGTTAAATGAAGTGTGAGTTGGTTTAACAGAACCATAACCATTGTTAACAGTAGCTGTAGTAGCACCTTGACCTTGCTTACCTTTACCAAACTCAGAACCAATAACTAATAACGTAGCGTTACTAGCAGATGGAACACCTGTATCAGAAAAAGCAGTAGCAGCATCAACAGTTGCAACTTCGTAAGGTAAACAAGTAGCTACAGCACCAGACACAGCTGAAACTAAACATTTAATTGTACCTTCGGATGTTGCAACGACTACCATATCATTAATTCTAATACCATGAGTTGTAGTCATCGCGTTACCATCAATATCAGTAACACAAGTAAACGTACATTCGTTAGTATCATATTTACCTATATAAGATAAATGTAAACGACCTTGTTCAGACCAAATAACCTGATCAGAAGACATCGCTTCTTCAGCTCCTACTTGAGCAAGAAATCCTGAAATTGTTCTATTACCGAAAACTTCAGCTTCTTTCTCCATAAGATCCGGTACATATTGTTGACCCCAGTCGTTTCCGTCTGCGGTAAAGTCTATATAATTCGTAGCTAACAGCGCTTTTGCCGAAGCAGGCACACTATTTAAACTACCAGCGGTTCCTGAATGACCAGGACCCGGATTTGAAATTGCCATAATTTTTAAATTTTAAATTGTTATTTTTGTTTTAATTTAAACTTAAAATCAGAAGAATCTTCGCCTAATACTTTTACTTTAATGCCACCTGCTTCAATTTTTCCATGAGCTTGTCTTGGATTCATATTAACATTTTTGGCTTTAGCAACACTATTTTTCATAGCATCAGCTTTTCCTTGTTCATAAAAGTGTTTTGCAACAGCATCTGCATTCATAGCTGTAAATAGAGATTTATGATAACCCTTAGCGTCTGTTAAAGCAGAATTCTTATCCAAAAACTTTTTGGTGAAATTGCCTATATCACTTTGAGTACTTTTAACCTCTTCAGCATTGTTTACATTAAACCTATATTTTTTATCACCGACATTATATTCAAAACCTTTGAATTTATCGTTAAAAACTTGTTCAGTCTTTTGTGTAAAAATTTCAGAGTTCTTTTTAACTGCTTTTTGAGTTGCTTCTGATTCCTTGTTATATCTATTAAAGAAATCTACAGCTTTCTGTTGTTCTTGAGTCAACTTTGATCCAGCCTTGATATCTTCATAGTATTTGGACTTTTGCCCGTCCAAGTGGGCTCTAGCGTCGGCAACTTGCTCTTTTAACGCTAATTTTTTTCTTCGTATATCTCTATCTTCATCGACTTCTTCATCGTAAGAGAACGAATCTTCCATAAGGAAGTTAATTTCTTCGTTGTTTAAATGAGGTTTTGTTTGCTTATAATATTCATATAATAGATTTTGATCATCTAATTTTGAATAATCTTGATTAAGCTTAATATAATCACTTAAATCTCCACCAGTCTCTTCCATAAAATCCATTAATTTTTGAATATTTTCTGGTACTAGTTCTCCGGTAGCCTTGGCCTCAGCAATAGCTTCTTCAACTTTTTCTTCTACTTCAGCTACTTCTTCTTCAGTGGAATCTTCAGTGATTTCTTCTAATACTGGAGTTTCTTGTGTTTGAGCTTCCGGTTGTACTTCTTCTTGTTCTTGTGTGGACTGGGCATTTTCAGGCTCTGCAGCCACTCCGCTGTCGTCAGTTGAACTTGCTTCAGCTTTTGTATTTTCTTTTGGTTCTTCATTTTTTTCTTCTGGTTTCGGTGGTTTACTTAGATCTACTTTAATAACGCTATCATCACCAGCAGATTCAAACTTACTCTCATCAACTTGCTCAGTTGTTTCTTGTGTAGTTTCTTCAACTACTTGTTCATCTTTTTCTTCCATAATATAATATAATAATAATTAATAAATTTTAACTAGGTTCGAACGCTCCTAAATCAAATCCCCCGCCCAGTATATCATTACCCGCGGATTCAAAGTTTTTAGGTGGTTTTCCACTTTGTCTTTGTTCAATCATTTCTGATTGTTGTGTTGCTTGTATTTTTGTTCTTTCGTCTTTTCTATCTTCTTTTTGTTTTTCCCTATCTTTCATTCCATCAACTTCAATTCCCTTAAGTTGCATGTTATATTGAAATTCAAGTTGCATTAATTCTTTTTTGTGCATTACCTCTTGTTGCATTTTTCCAGCATCAATCTGTGCTTTCATTTGCTCTATTTGAACTTCACTTTGTGTTAACGCTTGATTTTTTTGAACTTCTATTTGTGCCGCAGCTTGAGCCGCTTGAGTGTTAGACTGTGTCTGTGCTTGTATATTTTCTAATTGTAATTGTCTATCTCGTTGCTGCTTCTTTTGTCTACGTATTTTAAGAAGTTGATTAGCTAGCTTTATATTGCGTATTTCTCTAAGATCGATAGCATCTTCGAGTTCTATACTTTGCTGTTGTAAAGCCATTTGAATATTGTTTTCAAGAATAGCTTTTTCTTCCTCATCTGGTTGCAGTTCTATAAATATACCAAAATCATAAAGATGTAATTGAGACATTTCTTCTAAAGTTGCCACATTATGAGCACCTATAGCCTGTATAAAAGCATCTCTTGTTGGTGAATATTCTATAATATCAGATATTCTAAGTGATAAGCACTCCGCCGTCTCTGCTGTTAAATATAAACCAGCTTGTAATATATGTCTTGTCGCGGTATTAGAATTAGCAGCCGCTAATTTTTGAACCCCAACTAAGGCGTTTTTATCTGGCATACTGCCATCTCTCGCTTCGTTAAGTCCGGTGACATCTCTTATCATTTGTAGATAATAATTGTAATTACCTATAAGCGCTTGCATTTTATTACCACCAGATCCCGATGTAATTTCTTGAATTGGTACTTTACCTGGATTTAAATCACCTTCGCTAGTAAATGATCTACCAATAACACTACCAGTTTGAAAGAACATGTTTAAAGCTTCTTGTGGATTATAATTTGTCCCATTACCTAGATCAACTTCAGCTAAACCATCGGCATCTAAATAAACACCATCTGGAACCATTCTTGATAATACTTGTTGAAGTTTTAAATGCGTTAATTGAATCATATCAGCAAAACCAGTTATACGTCTTACTAAAGAATCTATTTTGCCATCATACATTCTAGGAGCAACAATAGCATAATTCATTTTAACTTTAGTGAAATCACTTTTAGGACGCATCATGTTTTTTGACATTTCCCATTTAAGTATCTTATCAGTTCCTAAAATCATAGCGCCCTCATACAAACACTCTATAGATCTTAATAATCTTGAATATCCACCTTCTTTATCTGTAGGTGGATTAAATGAATCATCTTTAGGTAAAACTTTATCAGCACCGGTACCAGTTTCTTTTATTTTATAAACCTCATTCATATAAGTTTTATAATTAAAATATAAAACTTGAATAGTATTGTTGTCTTCTTTATCTATAGAAAATCTAGTAGTATTATTATTTTTATTAAATGATTTGTTTTTCATTATATCCTCAAGATCACTTTCGGTTAAATGAGGAAACTGTTTAGCAAGTTCATTTACTGGAATAGATTTAACTTCACCAACATAATATATATCATCAAAATAAGGAGAATCACTATAGGAATATACTAAATTAGCTGGGTCAACATAATCTATAATAACACCTTCCGAAGTATTAAAAGATGTTTTTACAGCACCAATACCACAAATAGTAAGATCTTGATAAAATCTTTTTTTAGTTAGTTCATATTTATTTCCTTCAAAAAGAACATTTAAAGCTTGTTCTTCAGCAAGTTCAACAGCTTGTTTATAATTAAGCTGCATATGTATACCTAACTCTTCACTAGATTCTGGTAAGTCTTCATTAGCTATGTTAGTTTCTTTCATGTTTACATTAAACCTAGCTTCAACCTCTTGGTTAAATTCCCGCATTTCCATATCGCTTAATATCGCTTCCATATATTTAGTACGTTCTTCAACACCATTTGGAGATTGAGAAAATGCTTTTATATCATATGTTCTTTCGGCAATACCATTGACTACTATATCTACAAATTTAGGTATAATAGGAACAGGTTTCCAATCTAAATTTAAATAGGACAAATCACCATTAATTGATAACTCATCCTTATATTTTTGAATAGATTGCTCGCCTCTTGCGTACAATCTTAGATTATGAAAATTATTTTGATTCGATTTATATTTATTAAGATTTCTATCATTATTGAACCATTCGGTTTCAATAGCTTTACCTACTTTTAAACCATAATCGTAACTTAGCTTTTCAGCATCACTTACAGTTTGACTCGGGAAATAACTTTTAATGCCAGACTCTGCCATATTTATTATTTGATTATTTGTGAATTAGTTCCAGTATTACTATACTTAGAAACACTTATATTTAGTTTAGGCTTTTCAACCTTAGCGTTTGGTGCATATAAATGTCTGTTATTAGCCATGATAGCTAATCCAGAGCTTATTGTTGCATCAAACTTTGTTCTTTTATTTATATCAAATCTACTCCAATCATTTAGTAGAGCATTGAAATATAAATCTCCAAATGTACCATCTTGTTTTATACCAACGTGATCTTGAATATACATTTCAATTGCAGCGGCATGAGCTTGTTTTATATCTTCGCTAGAATTTGGTATTCCACCCACTTCTTTCTCTGCTACAGATAGTTTATTCCAAACTTTATCAGGACGGTTCATGCTAAATCCTCTATATCCTCTTCTTCTTAAATAGTATAACAATCTGGGTTTATTATTCTCTGCAAGTATTGGCATTCCATAAAATACTAATGCCATTAAAACATCTTCAAAGAATATTTCTGCCGTAGGTGGTCTTGATAAGTATTCTAAAAAGAAACTGTTCGCAGGAGCGTCCTCCATACTAAACCTGGTTAAGCCGTGTAATGCTCCTTTAGATCCTTCTCCATCTACGGTCCCTGATATATCATAAGAGTCACAACCAAATGCCCCCATGTGTTCATTACCAGGATATTTTATACCATTTTTAAGTACCACTCTATTCTGTAATTGTTGGGGTGGAACCCAACTTACTTTAAATCTACCATTTTGATCTGGATAGAATATTACTTGTGAGTCTTTAACACCGTTAACCCATTGAAAATTACCAGTTGTAATCTATTTGTTCATATATCTTAACTAAGTTAAATATACTACCCTTTGCCTCGTCTCTAAACGCGTGCTCTGTAGTTCTTGGGAATTGACGATAAAATTCATTTAAAGCGTCGTGATCACCTTTTAAACCATCAGCTTCGTTTTGCCAATTATCTATTACACCTACATCTATTAGTTCACCGTCTGGGGCAAGCACATCTGCGTCAGGAGTAGTGAATACTGGAACTCCGAACTCGTCAATAAATCCTTCGTAGTTCCACTCCATTGGGATAAACAAAGAGTATAAACCAGATTTTGTTTGACCATTTCTATTTCTTTTAGTGACATCTGATGCATTGTATAGTTTTTTAAAGTTGTCCCCACCTTTGTCTAAAGCGTTTGAAGTAGAGCCCATCATACACTTACCAACTATTCTACTACCTAATCGTAAACATGTTTTTGTGACTCTCCAGTTGTTTAAAATATTATCGGGTCTCTCCCACTTACCACTTTCATCATGTACTAATAGGTTTAGTTTTTCACCATCATAACTATTGTCACCAGTGTTTTTCCAGTCAATAGTTGTATCTAAACCTTGTATATTTTCTAACTTTTCGTTAGTTGTAATTTTTTTTCTTGTAAACTTAC